CGTTTGTTACTGTAAGTATAGGTGAATTGATGTCAACTAATGTTGGGTGAAGTATACTTGTTTTCAACGCCTCTAATTTATTAGAAGCATAAACTGTATTATTATAAAAAAATGTTTCTTGTTTTGTATTGTCGTTTATTACACCTGTTGTAATTATACCATCATAATTCATCAACGTTGATTGTACATCATCTAATCGTAATGTTGAAAAACTTGTTGGGTGTAGTTGAGAACTATACATATAACCTTGTTTCAATATAACATATGTTGCATCTAAATGTATATGACTTGAATGGTATAATCTCATTTCACCATTGTCTATACCTATTGCATTTGTATTATAACTCAATGATGTTATTGCATCATACAACCCTAATATAGCTAATCCATTGTCTGACAAAAGATCTTGTTGCCCTGTTGCATTACCATTTGTTAATACTTCAGCTAACGTAGGATTTAAAGGTAGATTACTTATTGTTGTATTAATGTCTGTAATGTCTTGTTCAATGTCAATTATAACCTGACAAGCTGCTACATCATCACAATCCAATCCACCTGAACCTGCTTCTAATGCTTCAATTCTTGTTTCGTGATTCTCTAATTCATTTTCAATTGAAGTTATTACAGGGCAATCTCCTAAAGTTGAACAAGTTAAATAAGGATTAATTGGATTAGTTGAACCAGAAGTCCCTGGTGTTACGAATACATCAGAAGGAATGTCACAATAATTTGAATCAAAAGGTACACCAATTTCAATTTCAACATACCAACCTGTTACATCATCCCCATATTTTTCTACATAAGGATTTAAAGTAGGTGAATTTATTACTTCGAATGAAGCATTTTCATTATGTAGTATTTTAACTACATCTAATAAGATTGATTGACAATCACTTAAAACTTCTGTTTCATTTGATCTGTCTTTCTTTACTAAGTCAAATACTTCAATTTGAAATATATGATTAATTGTTTGAAACTCCCCAGAGTCATTTAATTGAACAGAACTATTAACAGGTACAACCCACATATAAGGGTATTGTTTATTTGGTATACCTTCAATTTCTGTTGTATTACCTACACCAAATCCTTTTACTTGAAAATGAGCTGTTGCTATATTTTGAAATAATTGTATTAAATTATTATGTGTATATACTATTGACATTCTTATTTATTATTTATTATAATATTTTCTTTCATTAATGGTTTTTAGCAATATACCTTAAACCCTTTGAACCTCTTACTCTCATTGTTCAATCCTATATTCTTTAATATATGCTAAAGTATTAAGACAGAGAATAAAATTTTGTTTTGTAACTGAATCAAACTTTGTAAGATCACCTTGAGCTAATTTATAAATAACCCCAAACCAATTCCACTTCTTTCTCTTTTCCAATTCCTGTTTCTCTTCTAATTCTCTTTTCTTTCTTTCTTGTGGGGTTTCATCTAATATATTTTCTTCTATAATGTCTTCATTACTTGAAGAATCTCCCCCATCAAATAATCCTTTAAAAGATTCATATATTCCAATTCTATATGAGAAAAAAAAACAAATGCACCATATACATCTCCTAGCATCATTTCTTTCTTAAATAACTCTGCTCTGTCTTCTAATGTATTAGAATCATATGGTTCAATTATATATTTTTCTTTATTCTCTTTTGTTATAATAGGTCTATAAAGAATAGCTAATATTTTGTGTATGTTTGAATTTATACCTTCGTCTATTAAAGATTCTAAATCAATCCATTCACCTAATGTTATTTTACTTAAACTTTGAATTAAACCATATTCCTTACCTTTGATTGTAACTATATTCTCTTTAATCTCTTGAGGTAATAAGTTTAACCAATGTATTGTGTTTAAAATGTTAGTTACTTCTGTTAGAGGTAATTTATTTAATTCTTCTGGGTCTTCGTTTGAAAGAATAGCCAGTTGATTAATAAATAAGTCAATTGATGTTAACCCTTCAGTATTCAAAGAGATTAACTCCATATAAGTTTCTAAATTAACTTCTTTCCAAGATGTTGGTAATGTTATATGCATTCTACAAATATATATTAAACTTTTGTTTTATTGTTATGACGACAAACCCGGCTGTTCACCGGGCTTCTTATTCTTAATATTAAAGTATTTTATAATAATCATATAGATCTCTTAAATGTCTCATTGGTATTAATAAACCCCAAGTTGTTTTAACTTTGTCTGTTTCAACTACTGTCGTCTGTAATCTATTACCTGAATAATCTGAAACTAATATTCCTACTCTCTGTCTTAATTCTTTGAAGTCAAATGTAAACGTTTCTCCTGTCTCCCAATTTCTTATAATTAAGAAATCTGCTTTTGATTTATAACCCCAACCTTGTGATGTGGGATGATCTTCTGAATAATGATTTATTCTAAATGTTTCAAAGAATAGATTACCTTTTGAATTAATATGTTTGTCCCCTTTAATCTCAAACCCTGACCCTTTTATTATTAAATCAATTTCATTGTTTTGAAATTCTTTGTCTTCTCTTACATCTTTATAATATGACGTATTCCTTACATTACATTCATCAATTAAATAATTGATTACTTTCTCTTCATTTTCTTTTCCAATTGTCATCAATTGGTCTGAATAACTTCTTTCTTGTCTCATTGGTTGGTTAAGTTGTGTTTCAATTAAATAGAAGAATTGAATAAGAAACACCCTAACTTTTGAAACTTTTTTATTCCTTTGCTTTTATAACAATAGTGTAAGTTTGAATGGTTATTCTTAATATTGCTAAAAACCATTAATGAGAGTTAATATAAATAATATAATTTAACTTACCATTGAGCAAATACATAATCGAATGACCCTTTAGATTTATGTTTTAAGAAACATTCATAAGCAATAGCTAATGACATAACAAGGTCATCGTGAAACCCATTAGGTGCTGAATACTTAATCTTACCACTTGGTGAATAAGAAAGAGTAAAAGCTTCTAATTCAATAATTAAATCTTTATTGTCAATTATTTTAATTCTCTTTTCAGCAAATGCATTAATAAGATTATCAATAATGTCTTCTTTAGATTTAGCTGTTGTGTCGAAAGGTTCAAGGTTGTCTATTTTATAATCCTGTTTAAGATCTTGGTAGATGGGTAACCCTTGATTATTCTTTTCTATATATGTTTTCTTTGGTTTAAAACGGTTTAATGTTTCACTTATACGATTCTTTAAATCAGGTGCTGTTACGTTGGTAAATCTGTCTACGAATACCATTTCACCTTTTTGATTTAAGATTGTAACAACTGTATAATCATTAATCAAACCAATGTCAATTCCCCCATAATATGTTTCTGAACCTGTTGATTGTCCAATACAATCATTTACATTTTGAAATATAGCTAATGAATCAATAAACTCACCTTCAAACTCTTGTCTGAATAAACTTAAAGGCATTGATTGTTTAAATGTTTCAATTAACTCTTTATTTGATTTAGGGTTGTCAGTTGAAAGAAACTTAAATGATTTATATTGTGGGTAACTGTCGTTCAACCCTTTTAAATAATAATCATAAAACCAATTCTTACCTTTAGGTGTTGAAATAATCAAACAATGTTTACCTTTAACATTCATTGTAGGTAATAATATTTCTTCTATTGTTGATCTCTTTATAAATGCAGCTTCATCTATAATCATATAATCAACTGGTGCACCCCTTAAACTGTCTTCTGCTGCTGCTGTTTTAAATTCAATCAGAGAACCATTTATAAACTTAATTTGTATTGACCCTGAAGAAGCTTTTGATGATTTAATTAAACCTGAAGAGCGTAAAGCTAAAATCATTTCTTCATAAACTCTCTGACATTGACTGTCTGTAGGTTCAACAAACCATAATCTTACTCTCGATTTCATACACCAATAGATTGCTTGGTTTTGAGCACATAAAGTTTTACCTGCCTGTCTACCTGCATCTACAATAGTAAAGAAGTTCATTCTACTATTACAGCTTGAATGAACTTCTTTTTGTTTTGAATGAGGTTTATATAATATAACTTCCATTCTTTAATTATTCTTTTGAATCATCTTCCCCAAACTTAATTTCAATCTGACCATTTAAGTTCAATTCAATTTCATTTGTATAAAGATTCTTCAACTTATTAATTTCTTTTCTTATTTCTAATTCTAATTTGTAATCTTTCTTTGCAGCTGCTTTCTCTTGCAACTTCTCTAACTTTAGAATTTCTTTCTCAATTTGCAAATCTCTGTCCTTAACTCTTCTCTTTTTTAATTTCTGCAAAGCTTCAGACATCATTGTTCTTATATGAGCTTCTGAACATTGAAACATTGGTTGACATTCAGAAATTATTTTATGACTTGGCCACCCTTCGATTACCAAACTCATTATATAACTCTTTCTCTCCTTCGTCTCTTTTCTTGTTGCTCTTTTTTTTATGAATCTTTCTTTATAATCGTCATATTCAATATTTTCCATTATTTCTTTTTTATTACGTTAGGCTATATGTCAATATATATTGTAATTATAATTTCCTTTTGATCTCTCTTAAGTTCTTTCTTATTATTAGTATACTTATTACTCTTTATATTACTAATAATCTCTTTAATATTCTCAAGAGGGTTGGTTTGGATCTGTTTCTTTCTTCTCATTTATTATTTTATGATGTTCCTGCCAATATTTTTTCAAGAACTTATTAACTCTTGAAACACAACTACCGCAATGAGTACCAAATTCTTGTGGAATGAATCTGTCATTATATAAAGTAAATAATTCTCTTACATTATTTGAAGTTGTTTGTGTTTTCATTTCAATCTCTTCATATAACTTATTTAATCTGAATACCCATTCTTCTTCTGTTAGTTTGTTTCCCGCTGAAGGTGATTTTTGTGCCATTGTACTTATATTGATTTTATTGATGTTTTAACTTATTTTATTGTATTACTAAAAACCATTAATGAGAGTTAATAATAATTATAATAATTTATTTTTATTTATTTGAATGCATATTAACTCACTTAAGATTGAAATAATAGCTGCTGAATATAGAGATTGAGTAAATAACAACCCAATCCAAAAACCACTGCATAAAGAACAATTAATTAATTTAATTATAAAGTTCTTCCATTCAGGGTTATGATCTTCTACATTTAATATATTTAGTTTATGTTTTAATAATTGAATAGGTTCAGCCCCTACAGCAAATAAGAAACTTATTGCAGCTAACCCCAAGTGTTGTAAAATTAAATATTCCATTGTTTTTCTTTGTTCTCTCTTGTTCTTCTGTTTGACTTACATTTGTTGTTAATAAGTTATTTACTCATAAGCTTCAAGGTCATAATACTTTCTAAATATACTTTTCGTTTCTTCTGTAAAATCTTTAAATGTAAAAGGTAGAAGTATTTCCCCTTCAGCATTTAATATTTCAATGAGAGTTACATTTCTTAAAAATTCAAGATTGTCTCTAACCAATGCACATTCCTCATATAATTCTCGTTCAACAAGTTCATCTAATATTTTTTCAAATGTTTCAATTGTTTCCTGTCTCCAACTATAATAGTAATCTAACAATTCAATTGAAACTAATTCCTCTTCTTTAATTCTCTTTTTCATTTTCTAAAACTAAACGTTTAATTTTCTCTTTCATTTGTTTAACCATCATATAAACTGAACTTACAGGTAATTGTATTCTTTCAGCAATTGTTTTGGTTGATTGATCCTCATTGAAATACATATTATATAATATTTTCTCTGGTATTGAAAGATCAAACTCACTTACAATATGAATATTTAATAGTTTCTTCAATTGATCTTCTGTATAACCCTCTGTTAACAACCCCTTTATATAATCTTTAGCTTTAGGGGAACAACTCTCAGCTTCTAATTCCATATTAAATATTTCATTTTCATTCCACATTGAAAAATAATCTTCAATTAGTTCTCTATTACTGTCAATTGACATTACAGGTGAATATTCAAAGAAAGAAGAGTTGATTAATTCAGACCCTTCATATTTCAATTGTGCTTTATTATAAGCTTGAAATGGTGATTTGGAGAATAGAGCTGCTTTATATTGTTTATTATAATCACTCAACGGCCATTTATATTGATTTCGTAAAAACATAACACTTATTTTTAATAAACCAAGTTCAGTTCCACATTTAGCTTTAACCTTACCGTCATATAAACTAACTATTAAAAATGAAACTAATTCAATATGTTCTTCTTCACTTAATCTATTCGTTGAAATTATATTCTTTGAAGTTTTAATTAAGAAATCATAATTCTTAATAATAAACTGATCTAATTCTTCTTTACTCATTTATTTTAATCTTTTGGTAATTCAATGTTATTGGTAGGATTTGAGTTAAAGAAGAGTTTTCTGTTAAAACATCTAACAATACCCCTTCTTTATTTAATAGTTCTTTTAACTCTCTGAAGTGTTCTAATATTTTAGGTAACTTACTATTCAAAGCGTGTTTACCTGTTTGAGCAAAGAAGTGATCTTCTGTAAAATCAACCCCAATTAAACTAATATGTTTAGCTCCTAACAAATAAGCTATTTCAACAGCTACAAAAGGTGATGTATAACTTATACCTAAATTATTTTCATCCAAACAAGCCCCTTGAGTATTACTTAAGTTAATTTTAACAACATTACTTTCTTTAAAACATTTTAAATACTCATTATGCAATTGAGAAAATATAATTGATGTTTGATTTGATTTAATATATTGCCATCTCTCTGAAGCAAATCTATTAGCATTGTCTAACAACACCAAATAGTTTGGGGTAAACAATCTATTAACATCATTCACCCCAATTGTTATTTGTGATTTCAACCACTCAACATCTAATTCTAATATTGACTTACCTAAACCACAAACAATAATATGTTCACCTTTATGTTTTGTTGAACTTAAGAACTCAACAAGGTCTCTATTTTTTAAACTCATCATTCATTTGGATTAAAGATTGTTTAATTTCATCTGTCGTTCTTCTTAACTTCTTCAATTGAGAAATTATTTCAATTGCATTTGGTGGTAATTCAAATAGTTCAATTAAGATCTTCAAATCATCTCTTTCTTCTTTATTTATACTTTCTTTCATTAATGGTTTTTATTATATTTGTTATTCATTATTAAATAGTAATAAATACAATTAATCCCCCTGATTTTCAGAAATATTTTCTAAAGAATAATACAAATCAATATTCATATACAAATGTCTTTTATGACCAATGGATCTTGTTAACTCATTATAATCATCACATTCAAATTCAATTACTGGTGTTTTCTTATAAGCAAGGTTTACCACTTCTTCTTTTAATTTCTTATTGAAAATTAAATTAGGGTACATTTCTATTAATTGATTATAAACATCATCTCTGCATTGAGTTAAATAATCTAAACTATTTCTGTCTACTAATAGTTGTTTACCAAAGTTCATTGTTACTTTATATTTCATTCTCTTTATTCTCCCTTGTTATTTAGTTTCATCACTGTCTTTATTTACTTCTTTTAAATCCTGCAGTGCAGCTTCAAAGATTGAATAGAATTGTACTTTCTTTTCTAATAATACTAATTGGTAAGTTAAACCTAATATAATTCCTATTAACCATATTAATGTTAATGTTAATATAATTAAGGAAAAGTAACTACCAATTATTAATCCTAAGGTTGTTAGAACCCCAATGTAGAATTGTTTTCTGTTTTTCATTTTTATTTAATTTGTTTGAGTTGAGTGAATATAGGAAGAGAGCCTCCTTCCCAAAAAGCTCTCTTTTTAACTTTAATATGACTTATAATAATTAACAATAACCAATAAAACACAAATTGTCATTATTAAAGTGATCTTAACCCTGGCAGGTTAATTAATGATCTTCCTACACTATTAAATATGGGTATTATTTTTATTTCCCCCTAATTATTAAACTTTATTTTTAATCTTTTATTTATTATATTATTTACCTTCATTAATGGTTTTTGTTGCATTAACTCAATCTTTTATAACCTACACTATTATTATGTTTGAAAGGAATCAAAAAATATTTTTTATACAAATGGGTAAAAGTTAGATTAATACCCATATTTAAGAATACAATAAATAAATAATGAAACAAGTAACACACATCCTTCCAGAGAAACTAGTTGATGAATTAAAAACATCAATCTTAACAGAAAAGCAAAAATCTATTGCTATTCAAATCTTTCAATCTTTAGTTTACAAATCAGCAAAGCAAGAAAACATTGTTTGGTTTCCTTTACAAGGTCATCTATTAAATCAATCTTTTGGTGCTGAATATTCAATTGCTCTTAAATTTCTTTTGAATAAGAATATTATTTCAAGAAGTGCTTCTTATTTACCAGGTTTATATTCTTATTCTTATAAACTTAATAAATCTATTTTAAATAATTATACTTCTTTCATTAATGGTTTTTACAAAAGAGAAAAAAGAGTTAACAAACCAGCAGCAGAGAAGGAAGAGAGAAGAAATAAAATGTTAACCAGATTTTCAAACAAAGTATTAAAACAATTAGAATTGGATTATGATTCAGCTATTGAATGGGTGATGAAACAATCAATTTCAGAAGTTAAGAGATTGAGTTATATAAGTTCTTTAACAGCATTGAAACATAAAAACTTCTTCTGTTCAAGAAACATAACAAATAATAGATTAGACAGTAATATAACAAATATTAAATCTTCTTTATTAGCATTTGTTAAACTAAAGGGAGAACAATTAGAACAATTAGATTTAGGTAACTCTCAATTAGTATTCTTAAAAAACTTAATGGGTAATCAATCTTCTGAATTATTAAATAAGTTAATTAGTGAAGGTGTATTATATGAATATATTCAAACTAAATTAAATTTAAAATCCCGCAGTGAAGCTAAACAATTAACATTCACATTATTATTTTCAAAACACACTCTTAAATCAAAGGAAAAACAAGAATTAAAAACAATTTTACCTGAATTAGTAAACTATACAGACAAATACAAAAAACAAAACGGAGACAATCAATTAGCAATTAAACTACAACAAATGGAATCAAAACTATTCATCGACAACATCTTAAATGATTGTATGGAACAATCATTATTAGTATTAACAAAACACGATTCAATCTTATGCAAAAAATCAGATTTGAATAAAGTAAAAGAAATTGTAACAAAACATTTAACATCTATATTTGGTAAAGGTAATTTTAAATTAAAACATTCAACTTGTGAATTGAAAGAGTTAGAAAGAGAAACTAAAACTCAAATCAATCATTTGAATCGTTTTAGAGACTTAAATGAAGAGGAAGCAGACTTTGTTGAAGATCAAGTTAACAGGTTTGAAACTTTCTTATTTGCAATAAGAAAAGAGTTAAAAGAAGTTGAATCATTATTGAAAGTAACATCAGACAAAGATGCAGTTCAACAAATAATGATTTATAAAGAAAACTTAGAAGTCCAATTAAAAAAATAAAATGAAAAAATTAATTATTGAATTTGTGGAATTTGCAGTTGACAAAATTTTATGTATTTTACTTGACTGGAAGTACTGGTTTTTATTTTCCATAATCATACATATATTGCAACATCAATAGAACCAATGTGTTTATAGATTACAGAAATAATCATATATTTAGGTAAGTTCTTTGACATATTATTAATACAAAAAAAACAAAAACAATTATGAAAAAATTAGTTATGATTGCACTTATTGGAATAGTTTCATTAAGTGCTTGTAAAAAAGAAAAAAATGTTGAACCAGAAGACACAAACCCAAGGGTGTTGTCTTTAAATGTTCAAAGTAGTACAAGTGGTTTAATAGTTAAAGTAAATGGTACTCAAGTTTCACCACCTTTAAATGTTTATAAAGGTGATGCTATTTACGTTTACAGAAACCCAGGTGGAAGTACAGTTTATGGTCAACCAAGTACCTACAATTGGAATGTAATGAAAGTCTATATAGATGGTACTCTTATAGACCAACAAAGTTGTAATTGTATATACCAATACAGCTTTACAGTAAATTAAATTTAAAGAGTCAAAGAACAGAAAAGCCTGAGATTAACTTCTCAGGCTTTTTTTATGTCTTAACATCTGGGGTTTTAAAAACCATAACCTTACATAAATACCAATAGAATCAATGTGTTGAATTTAAGATTTCAACATAAACCTTTTCTTTCTTAGCAATAGCTTGTTTAATATGATTGAATAATACTTCAAAAGCTTTTTTAGATTCACCCACAAAGTCAGTTGACTTACTTGAACCAGGTAGAATGCAACCCTCTGTATTTGCATCTGTATTACCTGGATGAATTCTTACACCTTCATAACCGGGAACATTTAATAATAAGGGTAAATCTTTTTTAAACCTATTTGAATAAGTAACTACAACTTCATATTTACCTAAAGGAATAGCTGTAATAGCATATTGTTTTTTCTTTTTAATCTCTTCAATAGACATTTGTTGCAATAGCCCTCTGTCTTTGTCTTCCAAAGTATAACAAATAAACTTGTCATCAATGAAAACTTCAGAGATGGTTGACTTGTCTGTATATACTTTTCTTATTATTTTAATTGTCATTATATTTCAATTTTAAAATAGTTTTCTACTTTCTTTAACTTAACATATGTTCCTGTGTTATGAGCAGCATAAGCATCCATACCTTCTTTCCAATTATTCCAATATTCAACTAAGTCTTTAATCTTACTTTTATAATTAATGTTAGCAGTTGAATTATTATATTTAGTTGCTATGTTAGTTCTAACATAACTATAATGATGCATTTGAATCTCATCTCTTGTAAAGATTTTAAATTTACTTGATCTCATCTTACGAGTAGGATCTGCTAACACAGGCCATTTAATAGCGTGTTCAAATCTATTCTTTGTAATTTTATAAATCAACGGAACGAAATACTCTTCAGGTGTTTCAAAACAATATTCAGGAGACTTATAATATGTTTGCATTTGACAAGCAGATGCATCATAATCCCCTTCTAACATTACTCTCTTTGTATATTCTAACTCTTCACTTTTATAACATTCATCTACATCAATAGTCATATAATGAGTACAATTGAATTCTTTACATCTCTCTAACCCTAGATTTCTTTTATTTAATTCATTAACTGCTGCTCCTACAGATGTATTAGGTTTGAATAAAAAGAAATCATCTATTAAACCTTCTTCTTTCAATTGCTCTAACATTTCTAAAGTAGGTGTTTCTGATTTATTCCCTGTGTTAGATTCAGTTGAATAACAAACTGTAATAAAATCTACTTGCTTTCTAATAGACTGAGTTGAAAATTTAATTAATTCAATACCATCAAAAGCATTATAACAAGCTCCTAGTTTCATTTCTTTATTCCTGCAAATCTAATGTCAAATGGTTTATATGAAAGTTCATATTCAATAAAATTAACATCAGGGGAAAGAGTTCCTAATATGTCTTTCCAATTAATATTTTTATAATAATCTGTTGTATAAGGTGAATCTTCTGGTGAAGTTCTTTTTGTACCGTGTTCTAATCTACCATCACCTGCAGCTGTTAACAACAACAAACCATTTGGTTTAAGTAAATCAAACATCTTTTGTAATGATTGAACATAAAACTTGTCGTGCTCTAACATTTCTGTTGAGATGATTACATCATATTGTTTATTTGGTTTGAATAAGTGAATAGGACAAATAACATCTACATTATTACCCTCACCTACATCTAACCCTGTATATGTATATTTTGAAAACAAGTAACGATTATTACCATTTATGTCAACAGACCCTACATCTAATACATCTACATTTTTAAAGTATTCAGGGTATTTCTTTTTAATTGATTTACAAAATTCAACTTGTAAAGGATGTGCCATTAGTTAGTTTTATTTATTAGTTTATAGTATACTTTTTGCATACCTATTGTCATTTCATCTTTATTACTTAACAAATTATGACTTTGACTTTCTAAATGTTCAATCAAAGCATTATTAACTAAGCAATGTTTTAAGTTATGTTTCTTTAACATATGAGCATAGTAATTGTCTTGAAACCAAAACTCTAATTCAACTGGAAATAATTCCTCCATTGAAACAATATTCAATAATGAAGTTTTAAACATTATATTCCACCCGCAAACTTCATAAGATGTTCTATAACCAACAATGTCTTCTGTATAAGATTTATGCAACTCATACTTAGGGCATTTAGCTGAAACTGAATTATATTGTTTTAAACCTTCAACTAATAAGTTAATAGCGTTTTCATCTATTAAAACATCGTTATTTAAAATCATTAGGTGAGACAAAGGTTCATCTAGTTCTGTTAACATACTATAACCTGCTAAGAGAAACTCATTATAACTAAACTTCTTTAAGGGAAATACAACATTAACAGTTATATTATTATAAAGAAAATCTTTAACGAATGGTTCATCAATTAAATTGTCATTCGTTTCAACAACAACAATTTGAAAACTATGTTCACCTTTAGATTTTAAAAGTGTTTCAATTGTATTGCAAGTCATATTATATTCTCTTTCTGTCTTTGCATATGAAAGAATAATTACCCCTATTTTGTTCATCTAATACTTAAATAAAATTCTAAACTTCTTTGATCTAAATGTCTCTTTAAATAACTTCTATTAAGGTCAATCGTTTTAGATTGCATCCAACCATCACTGTGTCCAACCCCTCCACTTAAACCTATACCGTGCTTAACACCAATACAAATTCTTGTTTCAAAATTTAATGCAACTCCTTCAATATTATTCCACAAATGAATGTCTGTCCAAGGGTCATCATCTTGATTCCATTTAAACCCTTTCATTGCTTCTGCTTTAACCATTGTATTAAACATAGAAGCTCTACCGTGATGTTTCAAATGAATATAACGTTGAAGTTTAATGTGGTAATACGTTGTAGAGTTGAAACCAAAAATATTAGGTTGTTTATGTTGATTCCAAAGATCTAACATAGTTTCAATATAATTAATAGAGTACCAATCATCATCTTCCCAAAAGAAAATAACATCAACGTCTTTCTTTAATATTCTTTCAACCCCAATTCTATACCTATAAGTAATGTCTTTACTTGAAGACAAAGGTTCGTCATCAACTAATTCAATAACATCTGGTTGAATTGTTTGAAGAGAGATTTGTTCAAGACAGTTTTTAAGAAATTGAGGACGATCACCTCGTGTTGGTATAACAATACCTATTTTAATTTTACTTAACTCCATCTTTTGATTTTAATAACCCTCTAAATTTGGTGTCAAGAAAATCTTTAACATAAGACAATAAATCTTTTCCAGTGATCGTTCCAAAGCTCTCAGCTAAAGACAAGAACTCTGTCATTGCTAAAAACCCTAAAGTAATCTGAACAAAGGGAATTTGTGTAAATAAATATGTTTCAATTAAATGAGATGAAATGATTAACACTTGGTATACAAATGTTTTAGTAATTACTTTACCAAATTTCTTTGAAGTAACTTCTTCACCTTTTTTTCTTGCTGCCATTACTCCAAAAATCGTGTCAAGAGTAATTAATATACCCACAGCTACCATTGAAACAATAATAGGGGCAAAGAAAGCAGTTATAATTAATATGAATTGTTGCACTAGGCTCAGGGAAATAAATTTTGAAAACATTACTTGATGAAGTATTTATAGAATTGTAAATCGTTTATATTGAATTTTTCATTTACTGATGGTCCATTTAATAAATCTAAATGTAAATCACACGAGTAACTTTGAGTATGATTAGGTGAAATAGGGTTGTCTGAGTTTGTATATTCAGGAAACTTAGAACCATTCTCACATAAGTAATCTTGAATGCGTTGTGTATAAAACTCTGCTGTATTCAAAGCATCATCTCTTAAGTATTTCATCTCATCAAGTTCAACAGACTTTGCTGTCTCTGTTTCACCTTTCATAACACCTTTACTTCTTGTCTTTGCATAAACAAAAGGTAAAGCTCTATAATAAGTATAGTGAGCTAATGCAGGTCTAATTAGTTTTAATAACTCAATTTGATCAGCTGTTAATGTTCCAGGTGTTGTATATTCTAATTCAACTTGTGATTTAAGTTTATTATAAAACTTAGAACCTAAAACAGGTTGAATATAAATGTCCTGTGAAGTTAATATGTGAGGTAATAATTCAGAAACTTCAATAGCATTATTAAATGCTGTATTGTCTTTAAGGTAACGTTCTGAAAGGAATAATGAATTTGTAATTGACATTGTTATAATTATTTTTTAAGAGATTGTTAAATGGCTAACATTCTTTTTGCATCTACTTCTGAGATTCCAAATAATGTTCCCATAATACCTACTTTTTGTTCTGATGTTAAAACTGGGTCTGTTAAAATTGACATAAGAGATTGTGTACCCCCCACACCTAATGTTTGAGCCAATACAACTTCTCCTGTTTCTTTATTAAGAGTTGATGCAGGGTCAATCAAAGGATTGAAAGGAATAATTTCCAATTCAACATTTTTAACACCACTTGCTTCAATTAATTTATTTAAAGTTTTTTCAATAGCTTTTCTGTCTGGAGCTATAACTGTCTTGTCAAAGATTAAATAAGACTTTTCTAACTCACTTGAATAACCTAATTTACCTGGAGTAGCTACTCCAACTAACATAGGTGAAGTTACACTATGACCAGAAATGATTTGTTGAACAACTTGTTCAGCAACTGTAATGAATTGTTTGTCAAGATTTTGAACTGAAATAGGTGTAACTTCAGGAGCTAATTCTTTACCATCAGAAAAGAAAATCATACCCTTACCTGTATTTCTTGCACCTTGAAATTGTGAATTTAAAGCATTCACAATCATTTGTTGTTCTTCTGGTGAACCTGGTTTTTTAAAAAACTTAACTGTCATAGAAGGATTAAAACCATTTTCAATATTACTTAAATGAAATAATCCTATTTGAGAATCAATCTTAATCCAAGCTAAAGCAGACTGGTACATTGGTTCACCATAATACTCTAAACCACTTCTATTATATTTTACATAAACCAATTGATTAAACTTATTATATGAAGAATCTTTTTCATATTCTTTTCTTGAATTAGAATTAAAAGTTGGAATTGCAATAGGTTTATATTGTTTAACTTTTGACCAATCTCTTGAATAATAATATTCTTGAACATCCCCGTCTTTCATTTTACCAGAACGAATATTCTTAACAGGAATATATTTAATTTCTGAAATCTTTGTAAATGTTGAATTCCAAATTACCTCTAAAGCATATGCTCCAAAGATTTGGTAATCTAAAGCTACTTGTGAAATAACTTCTTCTAGTGTATTTTCCTTATTTGGGTGATTGATTAATCGTTTTAAAACAATTTCTTCATCAACTGTTAAAGCTCTATTGTCTTTAATATTTAATTTTAAACCATCCCCTGCTTGCATTTTAGCTTTTGATTGAACAATAGCAGCGTGTATAGCTGAAGTGTTCAAATACTCTAATAAATCATTTGGGTATAAGTTGTTAGCTCCATAAGACACCCATTCATTATTTTTCTTTTCAACAATCAAAGGTAACTCAGGTCTTGAATAACCTAAATTAATTAATAAGTCAGTTGGGTTACTTATAACAATCTTTTTTGAATTGTTAAATAAGTTACTCATTTTATTCCAAAATTTATTCTCCATTAAATTCTTTATTTTTTAAATGTATATTTGTCTATAACATCATCAATGCTAAAGTCCTTTGTTACAACTTCTGTTGAATCATAACAAATCATTTTACCTCTTTCAACTTCTCCAACTGCATTATTATAATCTAAATCTTGAGGTGAAGAGGAAGTTATTTCATATACATAATATGTATAGTTTCCCGTTTCTTTCAAATTGATTACACCATTATAAAGGTCTTCATTAGCTACTACATCTTCTATAATAAGAAATCTGTCATAGCGTAAGGTATTAGTTGAAAGGTTAGTAGAAGTAAAGACAATCTCTTTACCTGTTAGATCACAAATGAATCTAAATAAATAAACAGGGTTTGTTATAGTTGTTTTCTCTTTCAATGTAACTGTTACATAATTAGAAGAGTTTTTATTTATTGTTAGCATTTATTTTAAATCTTATTAATATATAGTTAATTCAAATAAATTGGTATTAAAATAGGAAACCCCTAAAGAGAACTTAATCTCTAAAGGGATTACCATATATTCCTAAGGTAAGAATGTTTTAAGAAACTTAGATTAATGCTGGAACAATAGCTGAATCTACTTCGTAAGCTTGAACTGGTTCTTCGCCTACTAAAGTAATTGTATAACCATTAAAATCTCCTTTAGCTGTTCCTGATTCAGAAGGTAACTCTGAAACTCTTAAACCGTTTTGAGATCCCAAATACCAATATAATCCGTTTTGATCTAAAACAATTACATCTAAATCCTTTTGCATTAATAGAGCTAATGTATTTCTTTTAGAAACTTCTCTACGTGGGATTTTTAACGTTACTGTTTGAGCATAAAACAATGATTGATTCTCTTGAGAGATTGTAGCATTGTCTGTAAAGTTAGAAGTATTTTTATTGAAAGCAAATTCATAGAATTGCGTTCCTGATGCTAATGAAATAGCAGTAACCTCTCCACTTACTTGAGTTTTACTTAAAACTGAATCGTGGTCAATTATGTATAATTTTTGAATACCTCCGATGTTATTGTCACATCCTTTTGGTATACCTGCGTTTAATAGTGAGCAAGACATTTATTTATTTTATTTTTTTTGTTAGTTAATATTAGAGAGTTTATTAAATTCTCAACTTAATTAAAAAAGGCAGGCATTTTTGTTATACCTGCCTTTTTATTTTTATTATTCGTTAGTTATTGCTTATGAGTAATAAACAATTTCTTCTGAAACACCATATTGTACACCAAATTGGAAACGAGCTACGAATCTTACTGTTGGAGCACCTGTAATGTTCATTTGAGGAATTACCATTACATCATCGAAATCAGAAACTAAATCTGTACCAAACCATAAGTTTGTTTTCTCTGCTGCTACCATAACGTTGTCTGGTAAACCTGGTGCAATTACTACTGGAATACCTAAGAAATCTAATTCTTTAGTACCAACGAAATATGTACCATTTGCTGTAGCTACTGTAGCTTGAGCTTGCATATAAAACTTTGCAATTTTATGATTAACAAAGATTACTAATTCAGGTGAACCAAATAATGTTCCTGGGATCTTGTCATATACTTTTGTTAATTCTGCAATAACGTTTGATGCTGAAACTGTTGTTCCACTCACTGTTAATACAGAACCATCAGCGTCAAATTTCTTTAAGAAACCATCACAAACTGAAGGTGTTGGAGAACCATCAACATCACCTTGCCATAATACTTTTTCTAATTCAAAAGAAATATTTTTAGAAACTTGTTCTAACATAAATTCTTCGAAAGACATTGGCATAACTTCTGTTCCGTTAGCCCCTGCTTTTAATTGTTCTGACAAGTAATTAGCTTCGAAAGTTGATTTACAAAATTCTCTGTTTACTTTGATTGGACAAACTGTTAAAGTTTTTTGTGAAAGTGTCCCTGTTCCACCATCTGTGAATGTACAATCAGCTTCTTGTAAAATTCCTGACTCGTCATAACGAGCAATTTTAATAGAACTTTTTACGTTAGCGTATTGTTTAATCATAGATTTTGTATTACCAGTTAAAAGACTTTTAGCGTAAAATCCTGCTGCGTCTTTACCTGTGTATGTTGTATTGTCTACAAATGCCATTATTTATTTTTTTTTAATTGTTTAACTTTATTTTATTATTAGTATATATTACACTTACTTTGTTTTTCTCAATCTTAATTATTTTTTTGCTTTATTAGCGTTTAAAATAACTTGTAATTGATCTTCTAAAGTTGCTTTCGTGTTGTTGATTTTTACATCAGAGTGTAAAGTAATTGATTTACCTGCTGGTTTAGCATCCAATTCTTCTTTTACTTTAGCTAATTCTGTTTTAACTTTAGCTAATTCTGTTTCTGAATCAACTGAATCACCTTTTTCTAATACATCAACTCTTGCTGTTAAATCAGCTAATGCACTTACAACTTCTTCTTTCATTGCTGTAATAGCAGTATTAATTAATTCTTGAATTGAAGCTAAGTCTTCTGGTGCAATAGCTAATTTTGTTTCAGTTTCTTCTGTCATTTCAACTGCTACAATTTCAGTTACTTTACCATCTTTTACTTTAACGATTGTACCGTCTTCTAATTCGTGATCACCGTCTGGAGCAACTTCTGTTGAACCATCTTCTTTAACAATGAATACCTCTGAATCTACTTTCCATTCTGAATCTGGTGTTGAAATAACAACCCCGTCTTTAAGTTTAGCAGTAGCTTCTAATTTTACTTCTGTATTTTCTTTTTTCATTTTATTTAATTTATTTACTTGTTTTACTTCTGTTATAATTCCATTACCTACAGTAATTACAATACCATTCTCTAATGGGTACTCACCACCGTAAACTTGATCAGACACCATTACAATCTTACCATCAATTAATTTAGGTATTGCATTATAAAATACTTTCGTACCTGCTATTAATTCGGCACCATCTTCTATTAATATAGAAGCAAATGGATTGTCTTGCTTTACTCTAAACTCTTCTGCAAATTTAAACTCTTTCATTTCTTTTTTCATTTTAATTAATTCTGTACCTAATAATGCTTCAATTGAAAAACCTAAAACATCACCTGTTTTTACAACCTCGTTCCAAAAATTTGAATCTAATATTTGAATTGAACCAAACCAAGTACCTTCTGGTAATTCGAAACCTAGTTTATTTGATTTGTCAGCAACTGAATCTTCTATAATCCAATTTTCAAATACGAAAGCATCTACAATTTCACTAGAATGTTCTAAGTTGATGTTATTTACTTTACCTGTTCTATTATATTTTTTTACAATTTTTTCAATCTCTTCTTTAGAAAATACAATATTAAACTCTTCTCCGTCTTGATTTCTATAAATAGGTAAATCAGGAATTATAAAAGGTCCTGAAACAATTTGTTTGTCTTTATTAAATGTATATTTCTTTAAACCTTTACTCAAAGCAACAAATGTTGCCTTTTTCTCATATACACCAATTGCTGGGTCTTCTACAAGTGAAATAAAATTTACACCAGATTCATCTTGAAGATCCTCGTTTACAATTACTTTATATGTTGGTATTTTCTTTTCCATTTATAATATATATTTTATTTATTATTTCTTTCTATATTAATATTATTTATATTAACTCTCATTAATGGTTTTTATGTCTTAGAACTTTGCTTGATTCTCAATAACTCTCACTTTATTTTGAGTTGATGTGATGTCTGTTTCTGTAACCATAACTTTAACCCCAGATTGTTGAGAACCATTAGGTGAATTACCTTGATTTGAATTACCAGGTTGATTAACCAATGATTGATTAAACAATGTAGATTCACCAGAAGGTCCTACAGAAGGGGAACTAACACTTTGTACACTTCCCACAGAAGGTAGACCCGCACTTGCACCACCACCACTTCCAGAACTTCCACCTTGGTATTGTGTTGAGGCAATTTTTGCAATAGAAGCTGCACCTGTTAATACAACTGCAGCAAGAGAAGCAATACCAATTGGGGATGGTACAGGTCCAATTGCTAAAGGGGATTGGGAAAGAGACTTAATTGCTGCTTGTGCAGTTGACAGAATTGCTCCCGTTAGTGCTAAAGCTTTATTAATTTTAAATTGTTTTTTTGCATTCTCTTCCTCTTCTTTAGAACCCTTTTTCAAGTTACTTGACTTAATAGTAAATACTAAATCTGAAAGACCTTGAAGAGCAGTTGTTACTTCTTGTCCTATTTTTACTTCATTTTCTGCTGCAGTTAATCTTACTTGTCTTGCTTTTTCACTATAATCTTCAAGAATCAATAACTTTTCACTTTCTGTTAATTCTGTATTAGCTAATTCTTGATTTTTCTTTTCTTCTAAATAAGCTAATTGAGCTTCTAAATCACCTTGATTTTTTATTTTATTTAACTCAGCTGCTGCTAATTGCTCCCTTAACATTACTGAAATCAATTCTTCAGCATCTTTTGTTGCTTGCTCTTGAGCTTTCTTGTCTTCTTCTTTTCTTTTGTCTCTACCTTCTTTCTGAACTGCTATAATATTAGTTTGCAATTGTTTTTCAACTTCAAGAATAGCTTCAGTTTTAACTTTCTCATCAGCAATTGAATTATTAATCTCTCGTTTTTTTAATTCAGCTTCAAAAGTTAATTGTTTAATTCTTCTTTCTTCAACATCTTCAATTAAACTGATTTCTATTTGACGAATTTGATCATTTAATTTTTGTGTAGCTTCAACTTTCTTTTTATTTTCTTCATCTCGTCGATCCTTTGCCTCCTTATTTGTTTTAGCTAACTCTTTTAATCTTTTCTTTTCCTCTTCAGCTGCTTTAAGTTCAATAGCTTTCTGTTCAAGTTCAGCAGTTTGTCTTTGTTTTTTTAACTCATTCAATTGCTTTATTTGCTCTTCTGTTACCTCACCATTAACTCTTACAACATCTGTAATAGCTTTGATTTGAATGTCAGCTGAGTCAATAACAGCTTGTTGTTTTAATTTCTCTAATTCAACAGTACTCTTACCTGCAGCTTGGGCTAATTTTATTTCAGCATCATAACGATCTGTTACAGCAGTTTGTTCTGTCTTTGCTGCTTCTACTGTCTTTGCTGCCTTGTCTTCAATAGCAAAGTTTGTTATACCAATCCAATCTGAAAAGTCTTTCAACCCTTGAATTAAACCACCTATAACATCTCCAATAGCAGTAAGTGCTTTACCTAATAGTCCACCTGAAGATTTTAATTTTTCAAAGTTTTCAATCAGGTAACGAATACCTTCAATGATTAAGAATATTGGAATAGCTTTCATTGCAGTTCCAATACCTTGGAATGCTATTTTAGCTTTACCATAATCTGCATTAATTAAAGAGTCTTTGAATAAATTAAATGAAGCACTTAACTTTTCAACCCCTGAACCTCTTAATGTTGTAACAGAATCTTTTAAGTCATCTACTCTGTCTTTCGATTGAGCTAAAGCACCTTGAAGTCCTTTAAAACCTTTTCCATTCTCACCAACTTCTAAAGACAATGATTGAAGTTCTTTCATAGAACTTCTCAACTCACCTAATGTTTTAGCTGACTCTGCAGCTTCAACTGCAGTTTTTATTCTTAACTCAATATTTTCTGTTGCCATTTATATTTAATTTCCTGTTAATTTGGAAATAAAGTCTTCTTTTTTGTTAATATTACTCTCTGCTTTCAACATTAACTCTTGATTAATACCATTTGCTGTTATTACTTTCAACATAGTTAATGAGTTTTTCATAATACTTATACTTGTATTGAAATCTAATGCTTTAAACTCTCTTACTGTTTCCATTTATAAGTTGAATAAGTATAGGTGACCTAATAGTTCTTTTGTTAAATCAAAGAGATTGAAGTATAAGTAATATAATATGTTTGTCATCGGTTTCATTTTTTAACTTAATGCAATTGAACCTGATTTAACTGTTGTTCCATCTGAATATTTAACTGTAAACTTTAACAAGTTTGACCCTTCATCTACGTGAACTGACCATTGAGATGTGTCTAAATCACCTGATGCTATTCCTGAAGTTGGAGCTGTTACTCTTAAATGTGTTCCTGTTATAATGTCTACATAATCTGTTGCTCCAATAGCTACAACGTCTCCTTTAACTATTAATCCACTTGAATCTACTTTAACAGTTACAATTGCAGAACCGGTTGAAAATAAGTTAGCTCCACTTGGTGTTAACCATAAATATGTTTCACCATAAACCCCATTGTCTGTTGTTAAACCCACCTCACCAGCAACACCTGAAACATCTAACTCTAATGTACCACCTGTATTTTCTGATCTTATAACTACTGCATTTCCAATTGTAATCTCATCATCTGCTATTTGCAATTGAAAATTATTATTAGCATAAAAGTCTAATACTGTTGAAACATCAATCTTTGACCCTAAATACAAATCTTTAAATCTATATGTTGAGGATCCCAAGTCAATTAAATCATCAACCTGTGGTAATACTTTTGGGTATATAGCTGGTGAACCAATTATAGCATTTGTTCTAATGTCATTCCCATCGAATACCCAAGGTGATGTACCTGGTACTGATGTTGTACTTATTTCTAATATTGAACTACCTGATCTTACAAATACTTTGTCGTCAGTTGTATTAATACAAATCTCACCGTTCTTTAAATCTGTTGGTAAAAAAGATGAACTTGTTACATCATCTACAGAAGGTACTGTTGGTACTTCCCCTGTTGTTGTTAATCTATGATTTTGTATTCTTGAATATTGTTTAATTTCCATTGTTTTTCTTTCCCTTTGTCTTAATTACTCTCATTACAGTTGCTTTAGTTTTTCTAATATTGCTAAAAACCATTAATGAAGGTTAATAATAATTATAATTTATTTTAAGTATATAATTTTAAACCTCTCCTCCGTCTATGTTAGTTTCAATTGATCTCGTACCTCTTGATCTTACAACATCTTCACAAGCATCAATTACATCAATTAATTTAGCTGTTGGAAATAAATTCAATACTTCATCTTCACAAGCATCTACTACATCAATAGAATATAAGATTGTTCCATCATTATAGATTCTTATTCCATTAATATAAGTTACATTAGATTCAGTTATTGTTAAGTTATTTGAATTTATAACACTTACATTACTTAACCCTGAATTAACTGTTATATTATTTGAATTTAATAATGAGATTGAAATACAATCATCTTTTATTGTATTGTTATTACCTGTAATAATAGAAGATTTAACCCCAGAGTTTACTGTATTTCTTTCCCCTTTTACATAAACATCAGAAGAAACATTTACTGAACTACCACCAGACAATAACTCATCAGGAATAAAATCAAATGATCCTTCTGGTTTTGTTATTGCTGTTTTTGGAGACCAAGGTGATTTACTCTTCGTTAAAATGAATTCACATTTAACAGGTTTGTTTTGATTAATGTCAAAGTCCATAATCTTATTTAATCTCAAATAATAACCATCAACGTAAAATTGATTTCTAAAATCTAAACTAAATATGTCAGAAGGTTTTAAATAGAAATAACCTGTAACAATTTTTGAATCCTTGTCTGTTATTTCATCTAACATCTTTTTATAATACACATTATATAATGTATTTGGTGACCATAAAGCACCTGGTTCATAATATAACTCTCTTGTATAATCAAAGTTTAAATCTAACATAGGATTTGCTGGATCATCAAAATGACCTGCGTAAGGGTATTGATTCTCTATTGTGATTGTAGGTTCCTCAACACCTGCAACATAATTCCAACTTGTAGTTGTATTAAACAAACCTGCATAATAAAGTATTCTTATATTATGTTTTTGTTGTTTTGTAGAACCATCACTAGGATTATACGTATAAATTGAAGAGATTATTCTGTCTGTTGAACCTAATCTTTCCAAAACTGTTGGTGAAAATGTTACCTCTGTTTTAGATTCACTTGTTATGAAGTCATTGTCAATCGTTTGTTTAGATTGACCGTAAACTTCTTTATAATTGTCATTATATGTTTTATTCAAATAATCAGAATCAGATTTATAAGAATACAAATAAGTCTTTGCATTCAATTCACCCATAGGGTTTAATTCTAAAGATTGACTTGTGTCTAGTTTTCTTGTCCAATTAACTGTTGTACCTGCATTATAATAATCATCTCTTGGTTCAATCAATAGCTTCTTTTCATCTGATTTGTCTGTCTCAATATATAAATTGAACATATTAACAATTGAAGTAATAAAATCTTTCTGTTTAACCTTTTGAGGGATTACAGTATTCATTTGTAAATTAGCACCATATGCATTTGAAAGAGCTTCACAAGTAAGACTTTGAAATTCAATGTCTATTGTCCCTGTTCCTAAACCTGATTTCCAATATGTCAAATTAACATATACCTCATCACCTATTTCAAAGTCATAACCTGTTATGTCAAAGTTTTGATTTACAGAAGTATATAAAAATCCTACAGTTGGAAATAATACGTGACTCTCAATTACAACTGCTGGTTGACCTAATGGTTTTTTAACCAACTCTGCAAGAACAATAGATGTGTCACTAGCTTTCCAAGAAAAGAATATATTGAATTTATAACGACCTGAATAGCTAAATGTTGCTACATCTGTTGTTAAATTAACTTGTGAACTAGGATCATAAACAATACCATCTAAAGCTTGTTTGATTGTAACAGGTACACTTGATGTCGTTAAAGTAATAACTGTTGCAGGTAAAACTGGGGCAATTGCTTCAAATGATCTTTCAAACAAATCAATGTCAACAAATGAACTTACTGTTAAAGATTCATTATAAGGAACGATTAACCTTTTGAAGAGTTCTGAATCGAAGAAGTTTGATTCATATGTAAAACCTGCATCTTCAAAGATTTTGTCAACATATGTTTTAACATAGACAGCTGGTTTAAAATCTTGAACATTCCAAGTATTTTCATTTTGTAATGTACCATAATTAATATAAGGGTAAACATAACCTTCCCCTATTGGATTACCTCCAGAAAAATTAACATATGTTGCGCCATCTTTTGTAATAGAAGTGTCCCAAGAAAGTTTTTGATTTGTTTGATCATAAATGTGATCATATTCACTTAAATCTAAATCAGTTAATTCTTTTGAACCAATTTCATTAAATAGATTAGCCACTTTACCTAAGAAGATTACATCATAAGACACTTCACCTTTAGGGTATGTTCTATTTATTTTCTTCAATTGAATAATACCTCTGAAGATTTCAATTGAATCTTGGTATATAACTGCTCTTGTTGCTTTATTTGGATTGAAAATACCATCTAAACTAATTTCAAAGATCTCGTGAAATACAGAATTATTATTTTTCGTTCCTGGTATTGTTACTGTCTTTGAATAGTTAGCATTTCTTTTGTCTGGTTCTCTTATGTCAGCTACATTAAAGTTTAAAGGAATTGAAATGTCTTGATTAATGTCTAATGAAACTGTTCCTGGGTATTCTGTTACAGAAACTTTTGAAATCTTACCATCAAAATTACCTTCAATTGTAAATGTTTCTGAATTAGCTAATAAAGGTATTTCATTCCATCCATTTGAATTAAAATCAAAGAAACCTGTTCCTGTTTTTACTCTAACATAACCAGTTGTTATATTTGAAATCTTTAATCTGATTAAATATGTTACCCCTTGTTTTAAAACATCTTGAGTCATAGTAGCTGGTCCTGTGCCTATAAATTCAGCATAACCATCTCCGTTGATCTCCCATCCGTCTGTTGGTGATGGATTTGTTATAACCCATTCTGAAGAATCTTTAAAATTCCAATTTCTAATAACGTTTGGTCTATATAATAATATTTCTGTTTGGCCTACCATTTTTGTTTTATATTGTGTTCTTATGTTTCTTTCAACATATTGATTTTATTACTGTCCTCAACTCATTGATTCTCTAAAGCGGGAAACGAGCTATATGGTTCGATTTGCTGCACGCTCTGTAGTCTCTACGATGAACCGTTTTGTTACCTCTCCCTTAATCTTGTTAATTTTCAGGAATCCTAGCTCTTAATTACTCTCATTCCTTCTTCTAAGGTATTTCATTAATCCTAAAAACCATTAATGAAGGAAAAGATTATATAAATATTTTAGTTGATTTGTATGTTAGTTTTAGAAGCTAATTCATAAGTAATTTTATATAAAATCATCTTCTTATGTTTCTTTGTAATTTCTTCAAAAGAAGTTGATGTAATAATAATTGGAATAATATTTCCTATTTCATCATAAATATAAACTTCTGGTGATGTAAATAATTCCTCTAACCATAAAGCTTCAGTTTCACTTAACCAATTTGAAGTAGCTTCAAATTCATCTTGTGCATTAACCCCTATTACAGATCTTCCTCTTTCTTCTTTTCCTATTGTCCAATTTGTTGGAGATGAACTTGTAAATGAACCACTCAATCTTGTATATTCAGACCTTGAGATTTTAACTCTGCGGATGTTTCTTAAAGTAAATGAATATGACTCCATTCCACTTAATCTTCCTAAGAATAAGAAACGTTTTGTTGGATTGTTAGTACATCTTTTGTCTAATTGAAACCATTTAGGTTCTGAAACTTCTGTTAAACTGTCTAATAAATCAACTTTATAATAAGCTACATTTGATGTGAAGTACCCCGGAGAGACTGTTTCAATGTCACTTGGACCACAAGCTATTGTTAATAATCTTCTTTCTGTTGAAGATGGATTTGAATAAGAATTAGCTATTGTTGTTTCATCTATATAATTCAAATTTGAATCATAAAATGTAATCCTTGCAAAGTCAACAATTCCATTATTTGGATTTAAAAAGTTTAAATAATAAGAATCATTCTCTCCAATATACATATAGTTTGGGAAGTTTGTTAAGAACTTTGATGATGTTGTTGCTGGTACGTAATCTAAATAATCATAATCTTCATATTGATTCTCTTGAATAACCCCGTTATAAGCATATTGAGTTGAAGATGTTGTTAAGTTTAAATATAAAGTTGCCCCGGCATCACATAAAGCAGATGAATCATAAGACTCTCCAAATTTAACTTGGTATGAAATAATAGAATTAGGATTGGTTAAAAACCCTGTTTGATTATTATGTAAATCATAACTAATATAATTTCTTAATATTGTATTGATTTTAAATTCTCCATAACCTTGTAAGTTAGGAAACTTTTTCATTCTTAATTTGAATACCCCGTTAACATAAACATCAGCAATATATTCAAATGAACATTCTGTTTTATTAGTTGAATCAACAACGTAAACGATTTCATTATTTACTGGCAAATAATTCTGTGGGGTATATAATATTGTTACTGACATTTAATTCTCTTTTATATAAATAGTTTAAAGTTATAAGATTGTTGATTCTATTTGAATAAATCTTTCAATTCATCTTCAACTGTTTCTTTTAAAATCTCTTCCATACGTTTATTCAAATAACCCTGTCTTCTCGTTGAAGAAATTGTCCAAAAGTTTGTTGGTTTTATTCCATATTTTCCAATCTTCTTTGCAATTGCATATGCTGCTTTAGGTTCAATACCTTTTTGTTTAACCCATTTCTTAATAGGTTTAATTGGTGGTGGTTTACTTCCAGGTCTTCTTCCTTTGTCTACATATTCTAAATAATCAGCACCATAAAAAACTAATGTTAATTCTCTTTTAGATTCTTCAATTTCATAATCTAATGATCTTGCAAGAGTACCTGTATTAGAATGTCCTGCGTTTTTTAAACGATTTACAGCTTCTTTAATTACTGATTCACCATACTTATTTAATAAGTCTCTCAACCTATTATTTATTTCTATTTCTATTTCTTTCATTAATGGTTTTTAACTAATGAAGAATAACTAAGCAAACCTGCACTATTGTTTATTAAATTGAGAATTTATTAACTCTCTAGTTAAGTTGAGAATTTAACAAATTCTCTATTCTTCAACGTTAATAGATTTAGCAGCAGCTCTTTTTTGTTCACCTTTTGTAGGTTGATCAGGAATATAACCCTCTTTCAGAGCACCTTTCAATCTTGCTTTCTTCCATTGATGTCTACAATTGTAAGCACCCATATATAAATCAACATTATAACCGCAATACTTTGACAAATAATCCAAATCTTCTTGTGTATAATATTTGTCTTGTTTTAATAATGTTCTACAAAACCCTCTTGTCTTTTCATCTAAAGGTCCATCATAATAATAGAATACTGTATTTGGATCTATTGATGAAAGTTTAAACTCTTCATCACTTAAATCGATTAGGTCTTCTTTGGTGAAAGGAGTTCCTATGTGTTGATTAGTTAAATAACTTAATACTTGTTTCTCCTTAAGATCTTTTTGAATCTTTAATATAGATTCAACTTGTTTGTTAATACACATTCTTTATTTATGATTTGAAACTATTTTATTTAATCTTTCTTTTGCTTTATTAATTGAATCAACCATCAAAGCAATTCCTGCTTTTTCAGCTTCTCTTTTGCTTTTATATATGGATTGACCCCTGTGACCCCATTTCCAGTTCCCTGTTGGTGTTCCATCTTCGTTTTTTATTTCAAATGCAGCCATTGTTTTATTTCTTAATTCTCTAAAATGTTGAGTTTATATTCGGTTGTTTGTGATTTAATCGTCTAACGTTAGTGCAGTTTGTTATTGTTCCATTATATAACCATAAAGTATAATTACTTGCTTCTATGTCGGTTATATTCAAGTTAGCTAAATCTTGAGTTGTTGTTTGTAATAAATTTAATTTAGCTTTTGTTCCTGGGGTACCACTTAATATTGAAC